TTCGTCGGCAGCGTCAGATGTGTATAAGAGACAGTTCTTGGCCAGATCGACGAGCTGCGAGGCCGACGATGCCAGCATCCGGCGCGCCGCCAGCGCGGTCTCGGCGTTGAAGGCTTCGCCCTTGCGGCGCTTGAGCAACTGTTCCACCGTGAGGCCCATGTCGCTGGCAAGATCAGCGGTCGCCTCGTTGGTCTGGACGCCCCTGCGGGCTTCCTCAATTTCCTTGCCGAACAGGTTGGCGGTCTCGTCGATGGCCCGCTTGATGTCATCCGTGGTGTCGAGCTTGCCGAGGTTGATGTTGATGGCATTGGCGGGCAGCGGCGGGGCCCCGGTGGTATCGAGGAACTGTTGCGGCGTGGCCCCCTCGACGGTCTCGATCAGCGGCTTCTCAAGGTCGCCCACGAGAGATTGAGGCTTGGCCCCTGGCCCGAGGCGCTGGCGGGTGATCTCGTCGGCTCCTGCTTGGACCTTGCGGAAGCCTTTGGCAATGGCGCTGCCGAGGCCGGCGACCTGGGTTTTCTCGCGTTCGCCCTCACGTTCCGGTTCGCCCTCAGCGGCGACCGGTGTTGCCGCAAGGGCAGCGGCTCCTGTGGTCTTGTCGAGAGCGTCGGTGCCGGTCTGCGCCTTCTCGCTGGCCTTCTTGAGCCCCCGCGCGGCGTGGTAGGCGCCAACTCCAAGGATCACCGCGTCGACGAGCGCGCCGACCGCGAAGCCCTCGAAGGCCTTCTTGAGCCGCGCCACGGCCTCGCCGTCGTCTGGGTCAGAGGCCATGAGATTGAGGACGGCGCTCTTTTGCTCACCGGTCAATTCCCGCACCAGGTTCGCAAGATTTTCCTCGTTCGGGTCGCGGGCGATGGCGTCGGCGATGGCACCCTGCACGCCAAACCTGCCCGCCTCTCCAACCCTGGAGAGGTTCTTCAGCTTCGAGAGGCCGGTGATCTTGCCGGCGCCGACCATGCCGGCGACGAACTGGAGGATGCCACGGGAGATCCCGCCGGTGACCGATTCGGCCTGCGGAACCTCCGGGAAGTCGAGGCGGAAAGCCTCTTCAGGATCGAACACCGTCAGATCGGCGACATGGGTATTGAGCCAGACCGCCAGACTATCCATGGCCTCGAGGGTTTCCTGGGCGGCATCGCGCAGCCCGCCCACAGCCTGCGTCGGCAACTCAACGATGCCGCGGCCGATATCGGAGAGGATCGCCCCGACGTCGACGCCGCCTTCCTCCGTCTCAGGCTTCTTCGCCACCGGCTCGGGCGTTGGCTGCTGTGCTTCTTCCTCGGCGTCGAGCTCTGTCCCGAATTCGGCCTCGAGTTCGTCGACCGCGTCCAAGTCCTCGGTGGCCCGGCGGGTCGCCGCGTAACGGGGCCCGAGGTCGTCGTCTTCCTCAATCGGCGCGGGGGCGAGGCCGGATGACCGAGCCTTGGCCGCTGAGACAGCCAGATCCAGAGTATCGAACCCAGGCAGCAACCGCCCGGTTTCTGGATCCTTGCCCTCGGCGGCAACCACTCGCTTGACCGCCTCATCCTGTGACAGAATTTTGCCCCCGAAAATCGACGGGATATTGGTCGCCCTCCCGCTATTCAGGCGCTCGTCTTCGACGGTCATCGACAGTTCCGACGAGACGCCGCCTTCGGAATTGCGGAAAATCTTGCGGCCTTCCGGCGTCAGATCACCCGTAGCCTTCAGCAACCGCATGGGCTCCGCCATTACTGCCTCGCCCTCGCCGCTTCGATGTCCTTGATGAGCTGAACCTCACGGGCGGCCTCGGCCGGCGTTATTCTGCCATCACGAAGCGCCTTCGCCGTCGCCTTCCTGGTCTCTCGCACGTCCATGGTTTCCTTATTCCCCGCTCCTCCCTTCGGGCCGACCATGAAGCGCGGCCGGAAGAACGATTCGAGGCTCCGCGGCTCGGCCGCGCGCGATTCGATATCTTGGCGAACCACGAGCGGGTCTTCCTTGTCGGGCCCGCGTGTGCGTTCGTTGTATTCCTGAACCGCGTCGTTGACCTTTCGCGTGGCCTTCTCGCCGAGAATCGCGCCGAGGCCCGACAAGCCGCCCACGTTCTCACGCAAGAGCCGCCGCTGCTCCTTGGTCCTGAAATCGTCCGGGCCAGCGTCGATCTCTTTTCGAAGACGATCCATGGTCGCCCGCGTGATCTGCTTGTCGGCGAAGGCGTTGATGACCTCGTTGGTCGTCAGGGTTCCAAGCTCGACCTTCTCGGTGAAACCCAGAACAACGTGAGGGTCATCCTCGAGGGCCGATTCTTTTTCCTCGGCCTTCAGGAGCTTTCGCACTGCGATAAACTGCGAGCCGTCGATTTCCCGGTTCCTCAGAGCGGCATCCAGCTCGGCGTCCTTAACCGTGCCTTCGATGACACCGTCGGTGAGCTCGGCGGCGCGTATCCCCCGCGCTTCCTTCAGCGCTTTTTCCGCGTCTGCCTCGGCCTTCTCCGCGTCCGTGACCGCCTGACGTTCGCCGCTCTCGATCATCGCCTCGGCACTGGCCCGTTGCGCACGCGATAAATCCTCGTCGAACTCGCCCGACGCCAGTAGGAGCTCGGCGTCTTGGAAGCGCTCTGCCCGCACAAAGCCAGCGATGGCACCGAGGATGATTTGCTGACGGGCCTTTAGAAGCTGGTCGCGCTCCTGATCCGCCGTCAATGAACCTTTGAACTCACCGAGACGATCACCTGCCTCACCGAGTATGGCGCTCAGAAAATCCGGGTCGCGCGCCGCCTGCGCGGAAAGCTGATTGACAACCGCGCCGATGGCATCGCTCGCACGCTCCTGACCGGCCTGCAGCGACAGCCGCCCCGCCGAATCGACGATGCCCTGCAGCGACGACTGCAGCCGCAGCCGCAGCCGTTCCGTCGCCTCTTCCGAGACGCCTTCGAGGCCAGCAACGCCTTTCTCGAGGCGTTGATCGAGGTCGCCCTCGAAGTCACGCAGGAAGGAAGGGCGAGCCGGGTCGTCCTCGGTCTGCCGACGCCGGAACTCGTCCATCGCCTCCCTCTCGAACGAGAGCAAGGCCTCGGTGGTCTTGGTGGCGTCGTGACGCTTCTGCTGCTTCTCAATTTCTCGCTGTTGTGCCTCTTCCCGCCGCCGTAGGCCCTCACCAAGGTCCGACAATCCCGCCCCGATATCCCCGAGCCCGCCGGCAAACCTGGCGAAATCCGGGTCGCGCAGCCCGGGGTCACCGGCAACGCGCACCTGCGGAACGTCCCCGGCATCCGGCAGCCGGACGCCCCGGCGCCGGCCGCCCGTACCGACACTGGCCGCGGACGCCCTCGGAAGAACAAGCGCCATTACGCGAACACCTTGCCCGCGCCGCTCAACAGCAACGAGCCGCCCCGGAGAAAGCCACTAGTTCTGGCAGCGCGGCCCTGGAAGCGTTGCAACGTCGCCTGCTGCTCGGCACGGGTGGCGGTCAACTCGCCCCCGGAACGAATGCGCAGCGCTTGCAGTTCCACTTCACCGGCGAAGTCCTCAGATACCAACAGGGGCGAGCCCTCGGACGCTTCAACACCGGAAGCCCCCAACGCCGCCCGGCGTGCCGCCAGGACACGCGACTGGTTACGCCGGAAATCATCCTCGTCGGACGCCGCTTGCAGGCGATCACGCTCGGCCTGCTGGCGTAGGATGCCGGCCTGGAAATCAGCCGTCTGCTTCGCGGCGAAGCCCTGGGCAACTGCGCTAAACGCGCTAAGCGCAAAAGCACTAGCAATGAGTGCCGTGCCCTTGCCACCAGCACTCGCTGCTGCCGCGGTTCCTAATGATCCTCCTATAAGAAGGGCCATTTAGAGAACCTTCCGATATATTTTCATGCCGTCCTGTTCCGCCACACTGACAAACCCAAGCCACTCGGCAAACCGGCGGGCTGCTGCGAATTCAACATTGACTTCACCCTCCAGAATTTCGATGCCCTGTTCCTTGGCCCAATCGATTCCCCTGCGACATATACGGGCGAGGAACCGGCCATATTTCTGCCTCATTTCGTCATCGGCAAATAGATAAAACCGCACCACCCCGCCCGGCATGTCGGCAAGGAAAAACACCCCCAGACAACAGCCGTCGTGGAAGAAGGAACTGCCCGTGAGCGGGGCGCCCTTCAAGGGTTCGATATGTTTCTCGTCGTATGGGCCGGGGATGAGGATGTCCAGATGCGCCGGTTCGAACGGGACGACCTCCATTTATTTGAGTTCCCGTGTGTCGATCTCCGGGGCCAGCGCCAGAAGCGTGAACGGGACCGGGTCATCGCTCTGAATCACGATGCGCGGGTCGGTCTTCCAGTCGTCTTCGAAGGGCTCGAAGTGCTCGCCGGTGAAGAACGGCACGGCCGTGTCCATCGGGTCGGACACCGCACGGAAGTCGATGGTCGTGAGGTTGTCCACGTCCGGCCCGAAAGTCAGGGTATGGCTGTTCAAGAGGACGAACGTCACGCCGAAGACCTGCTTGGTCTTGCCGACCGCCGTGCCCGCCGCCGTGCCGCCCTCGAACTTCAATGGCTTGATGGTGTGCGCATAGCCGAGGCCCACCTGCACCACGGAAGCCGCGTTGTCCAGGATGATCGCCCCCGAGGCGACCGTCTTGTCTGGGTGGATGAAGCCGTCGGCGAATATCTTGACCGTCTCGCCCTCGAGATGATCGAGACCCGTTATCGAGCTCGCCGCGGCGCCATCAAACGTGATGATCGAGTCGGCATAGTAGGAATCTTCCTCGTCGTCACCGTCCTCGTAATCCCGCTCAAGCACCTCGATATAGCGTTTGGTCACGCCGTCGATGGTGCGCTTGACCGTGATCCATACCTCGTCGCGGTCTTCCGAACTCTGCGTCTGCCCTGACCCGTCGGCCCCCGGTATCACGGCGACCGATTCGACCACCGCATCGCCGGAGCCGAACGAGCCTCCCAATATATGCCGCGCCCAGCCCACGACGTCTTCTTCCCGGCGGAAGGTCATGGACAGCAATTGACCGTCATTGCGAACCGCCCAGACCAGCGAATCGGGCTCCTGCTGGAAGTCCATCTCAGCAATGCCTTTGCGAGTCGCTATATGCTGGGCGAGGCGCGTCATGTCGAAGGCGCGGAACCCGTCGACCTCGAAGGCGAAGCCGAACTCCCGGATCTTGCGCTTCGCCTTCTGCACGAACAGCACCACGTTGCCGACGCGCACCGGCTGGATATTGGCCGAGCCGTGTTTCGTGCGCCGCCTGACCACGATGTCCGAAGGCGTGATCACGATGCCCGCCGACTCGGGTATCCACTCGCCCCCCGTGGTGCCGAGCACCAGGGTATCCTCGCCCGGGCTCATCCAGCGGATGGCGTTCACCTCGTCGGCGGAAATCGTGTAATCGAGGGCGTCGTCGTCCTCGACCGTGCCGTCGAACGTGTCCGCCGTTGGGTCGCTATCCGGCGTGTGGTTCTCGAAGTCGGCGGTCTGGGTGGCCCACAGGGTTTGCGGCTGGTCGGTCGTGTTGAATGCAAACTGGCGCTGCTCGTAGAACGACCCGCCAGAGGGATACCCGGTAGTCGAGGACCACGCCCCCAGGCGCCATCTTGTCTCGGCCGTGGTCACCGTGAAGGTACGCCGAATGTCCACCAGGACAACAGTCGTGCTGGAACGTGTGACGATAACACCCCAGCCCCAATTGACTGTCCCCTCGTCCGTTATGCGAATCAGACGTCCTACATCAGTCGTCTTGAAACCATCGCCGCCATTGATGCCGACTATTGACGATGCGGTGACCGTTATCCCCAAGCCTGTCGCCGCTGAAGCGGTCATCGTCGTCGTGGTAGAGTTCTCGGCAAGATACGGCCCGTCTTCCCAGACTACCTCGACCAGGGACCACTGGGTGTGGCCGAGGCGCAGCAGCTTGTAGGTCGGATGACTGGGGTGATACAGGTACAGCACGTCGGCCGACTGCGGCCCGTTGACCGTGAATAGATTGGCCTCAGACCACGGCGTATCGACCTCGACCCCGGTATTGTCGATCAGCGACACGTCATCGATCTGCATGTCCTTATCGCGGAAATCTCCTCTATTCCTAAACTGAACGTAAATCGAATTATTGCTATCGCCCGGCGTGAAGGGTTTGCAGTGGAAGCCGACCTCGAATATTTCGTCGTTGACAATCTGGGTCCCGCCTGTTGCCGTGCCGATGCGAAGCAAGATCCGGTCTCCCGGCGCTCCCAGAACACGAAATTTCAGGATGTGCTCGTTAGTATCGAACGAGGCACCAACGTCGAACTGCTGTTCGCCTATCCCGATGTCGCTAGAGGCGGTTCCGTTCGTTTCAAGCGTCATTCTTTTGTTGGTTGAATCGTAGCTGATCAGGTTGCCGGCGCCGCCCGTCGATTTGTCCGCCCAGCTCGCCCGGACAAAGCCTTGATCCAATACCGGGTTGGTGCTGTAGACCTTCGTGATTATGGCACGCACATAGAAAAGTGAGGCTGAACTGTTAATCACCACCGCGGCCCAGTCTGACGGGACCGTCCAGCTTGCGGTAAGGTCGTCAGCAGCAGCGGCCGTAAAGCCGGTAGTGTCGTCGACAACAGCGACAAGAGATGCCCAGGCAGACCCGTTCCAATACTCCCACCCTACTTCGCCGGCGACACCGGCCGTGCCATTCGCATAATCGAAACGAATCTGCGCGAACGTCGACGTATACCCAAAGGCGACATAATCACCGATCGCCTCTGTCCCCGGGAACACCGTCCAGTCGCCATCGCCGACATCGTTGGCGTCGGTCGTCTCATCGACAAAAGCATTATCCGACGGCGTATCGTCAACCTGCCAGACCTGGGAGAATGCCGAGTCTATATCAGAACCAAAGGCACCGTTGCGGATCGAGGCATCCGTGTCACCGGCCACAATCTGGCCCTGGTGGCGATAGAACCGCATGATCTTCTCGCCGAGCTCGGTCATATACGCCTGTGTCGTCGAGAACTCGAAGCGCTTGAGACGCCCCTTGACGCTGGACGATTTCTCATCGGCGACGTAGCGCGAAGCCGGCCGGCGCATCAGTCCGCCCTCGGCCAGGGGGATCATGTTGACGCAGGTCTCCAGACCGGCTGGATATTTGCTAAAACTCGTGCGCGCGGCCAAGCGCGGGGTGAATTCTCCCGCGTTGAAACTTTCGCTGTAGGGGTTTGATCGCGGCATCTAGCCAGGCCATGCCCGCCCTGTAGGCCAGCCGCCGCGCGACGAGACCCAGGATCCCACGGGGCGCCTCTCCGGCACCGACCCCACGGCATCGGAATGCTTTGCTCGACGGAGACGCCGCGTGGCGCGCTTCTCCAATTCGTCTTCGCGGGCCGCCGAAAGGTTGGAAACCCCCGGCATGGCAAGCGCCAGCTCGAAAGCAAAAGCCGCGCGGAAATCCGCCGCCATCCGGTTCGGGTCAGTGACCCGGTAGACGTAGCGCATCCACAGCTCGTCGGCCGAGGACAGGATGACACCCACATCATCCTGCTCCTCTTCACGCCAGAGAACGGTGCCCGCACCGGCGTCGTTGTCGTGAACGCTGACGGTGCGAAGCCAGTCGGACGGCAGCGCGTAGGCGTTGTCAAACTCGGAGACCGGCACGTTCGTTTTTTGCGCCAGCTTCTGCCGCTTGGTGGCAAAGTTCCAATTGTGCCCCCGCAACAGGTCGTCGCGTACCTCCGTGAATACGTCGTTGGCGGCGTTGGCGTTGTTCGAGCCGTCGGTCAGCGACGTAATACGGTTGGCCTTCAGAAGCCGCATCGCACGGTTTGCAATGTCTGTATCGGAACTCATTTACGCGACCTTCGGCAATGGCTCCGAGCCGGCCGCGATGGCGAGGGCGCGGGCCTTGAACTCGTCTTTCGTCTCGTCCTCGCGCTTCTTGACCTCCGCGACGACTTCCCCGGCAACGATGATCTCGTGGGCCTTCCTGCCGGGGTTCCACTTGGTTTCGCCGTCGACCTGGACGTAACGCTCGGGCTCCCGTTTCGGCACTTCCGCGACCGGCGCCGGCGCTTCCGAGTAGGACTTCCACGGGCTGTCCTGCACGACCTTGTAGTCGGTGATCTTTGCCCACCGCTCCCCGCGCTCGTCAATGATCTGCTTGCTCACCTCGACGCATCGTTCGATCACGAAATCCGCCTCGTGTAGAAGAACATCGTACTCCTTCGTCATGACCTGGACCTTGATGATCGTGCCGGCGCCAAGGCGGAAATGGCGGATTTGTGTCAGCAGCAGCGCTTCGTTAATCAGGTCTTTGCCGACGACGGTCTTGACGCGAACGCTGTCCGATGTGTCCTCGAAGTGGAATTCCTGGGGTAGAATCTTGGTGCTCATTCGTCTCTCCTCGGTTCACTGATGGGTCTCGTAGGTCTCTTGAATGTGGACGAAGTCGAACTTCTTGAACAAGTTCAGCGAGGGGCCATTTCCAGGGGCGATGTTGGCAAGATAACGCTCTCGCGGGTGAGCCTTTACCAGCGCCCCGATTGCACGCCGCGCGTGCCCCCAGCCGTGATATTCTTTGAACACGAACACGCCAATCTCATCGGCCGGTGTCAAATAGACCGCCCCGACGACTTCATCCTGGTCCGCAATCAGATACCAGGCGACATAGGGCTGCGAGGCGACGAAACGCCGGTGTTCGTCCAAACTGGGCATTCCGCGGTGATTGATATTCGCGGCCGGGGGCCTTTCCTCGAGTAACTGATACAATATGTCAACCGCCCCCGGCGTCTCATAAACGTCTCGAAGGATCACCATGCCTCCGGTCCGCACCTGACGCGCCTGTCGTTGGCGAAGCGGACGACTTGCTGGGGCGTCATGGAATCATTATGGCTCATTTTATATGTCCCGGAGAACACGCCGTCCGTGACGCTGTGGCCGTGGGCGCGAAGCCACTCCACTACGGTTTCTATGCCCACGTTGACAAAGGCCTGGCCGCGGATAGCCGGATTCAGCGACGGGGCGGTGACGGAACGCACCAAGCCCAACTGTTCAGCCTTGCGCTTCACTTCGTAGAGATGGTGCCGCGTCTCCTTTCCGATGGCATTGAGCGCCATGTCGGTTGGATAGTGGGCTACGAGGAAGGCAATTTGTTCGTATGACCATTTCGCGCTTTGACCGAGACGGTGGTCCGTGTTTTGACAGCGATACCGGAACTCTGCACGGCTCTTGTTCCAGTACCCCCCTGTCCTTCTCATCACCAGTGCGTGTGCCTTCTCAGGTGAACTAGAATATCAAGCGCCCCGTTACACCCGATGATCTGTTCGTTCACCATCCTTGACTGTTCCGCCATAACGTCCCGCTTATCACGAATATGTACCTCCCGTTGGATAAGCCACTTGGCCAGGGGCGTCTCTTCGCAGAAAGGATAGGGAACCTTCTCACGCGCAAGATCGCTCTCCAGGGGGATGATGACCTCGATGCCCTTCCGCTGTGCTTCGATCTGGAAGAACTTCACCCCTGCGCGCTGGAATGCGTATTCCTCATCGGTACACATCTCGATGCCCCACAGACCGATCTTCTCGGGCATTTCGTCAATGGCCTTGGCGAACAGCCAGGCGACCGTTGACGTTAAGAATTCCTTCGCCGCCGGGGGATATTGTCTCTCATATTTTTCAAAGGGGAAAAGAACTCCGTTGGGTACGTGTTTGCTCGGCCTTGCAATCCACACGGGCTTGGTCTGCTCACCTAGCCATATCAAATGCTTTTCAAATCCCCTCGGTAGATTATCCAGGTCGTGAATATCAAACCACGAGTGCCAGTCCTTCACGTCGTCCTGGAAATTGCCGGTTCCCCATAATTCCCAATTCGGGTCTCCGAATGGGGCAAGAATCAGCGTCGGAATCGCGCAGCCGAGAATGGCCACGTTCTTCCGACGCTGAGAGTTTTCTTGCGTCATGGTTACGAGAACTTCACGTCCGGCGACGTTGACGGCGTGATGTCGGCCTTCGTTTCCGCCCATTCGGAAGAGGAGAGGCCAATGAGAGACATGACCCCGCCAGCCCCCTTCAGGGTGGCCGTACCACCCGCACTGACGTTGAACTTGCTGTTCGTGGCCGCCACAAGAGCGGCGCTCTTCGAACTCGTCGATGCGTTGTTGATGATCATGAGGCTCGCCCCCGAGTAAGGAAGGCCGACCTCAAGACCCGTCGACACCGATGTCGGGGTCAGGAGAACGATTCCCGAGTTCCCGATGGTGGCCGTCGACGTGGTGGTTGTGGAAACCGAGCGAACGACAGACTGCCCGGGATCCCACGTACCCAAGGTCACAACCGTAGCCGTGGCCGTGATCCTGTACATGCGGACGCCGTCCGTGCCGGTGACGGTAAGAATGTCATTGGTACGGAACTGCACCGCCATGGAGTCGAAGTAACCGCTGGCCTCGATGGTCACCAGCCTGTCGGCGGTGGACTCATATACGTAGGACTTGAAGTTACGCCCATGAGCCATGAGGACCAGATCAGTCGTTACGAGTGCCATAATCTAGGTCCTCCTATGCCGTCGGGAAGGTGCCGGTAACATCGAAGACGCCTTCGATGATGCCGTTACCGTCGATTGTGACACCGCCACCGCTCATCATGTGATTGACGAAGTGAGCGGCACGATCGCCGTGCCAGGTGATGTCCGCGGCCACCGCACCATTCCCGGCGACGTTTCCGGCGTGCTTGCCGGCCGCGTAGCCGATGGCGCTCTTGTGCCAGATGAAGGCACTTTCGGTGGCCGTGTTGTTGCCGGTGATGCCCGAGAACAGAACCCACTTGACGTTGATCCAGCTCTTGAACAGACCGCCGGTGGGAATGCCCTCGTTGAACGCGAGTCCCGTCGGGCCAACCCAATCCGAGGACGAGAACTCCTGAATCATCAGAGCCCTGGCCCACATTTGGGACGACATCGCGCCGTAGACTTCACCGTCGTTCGGAACATCCTGCGCAAACAGGTTCGACGCCATCTCAAGCAGAATGGCGCGCGTGAGCGCAGACGAAGTCGGGTCGCTGGTGGTCACGTTGTCGGTGTTGGCGGCCGCGAGCAACGTGTCGATCTGCGAGTCGACCTTGCGGCCAAGGGCCATAGCCCCCGACTTCGCAAGAGCGTCCCGCTCGTCGATGTTGATCTTGGCCTCGTCGAGCTTGTCGACCCAGTCCCCGGCGTAGAAATCACTGAGCGTGGCCTCGTGCGCCGTGTGGGTCTGGTTCATCGGAGTGATCGTGCCGTGCCGCGCCTTGGTCGTTGCGGTGCCGGCGGCGATCTTCTGGAACGTAGTGGAACTGCCCACCACGTTCGGTCGGAAGCGTACCGTGTTTCTCAGGTACGAGCCTGTCCGCTGGAACACGAGATGGACCTCGCGTTCGTAATTGCGGATGAAGGCCTGATCGATACTTGTGGACATGATGAAAACCTCATCCTTGAGTGGGTGAGGCGCTTCATCAGGTGAGCCGGCGCAGACAAACGCGGGTGAGCCCTATCGGGGGCCACGCTTGTTGTGCGTCGGGGCTTCAGATGCGCGGTTAATGGTCGTGTGCGGGGCCGGATTTGCCGGGTGAGCCGCGTTGTAGACCTAACGAATTATTTTGCTATAATGCTGGTGGCTGCGGCGGCGTGGAAATGCAGACACGCCTTGTAGATCGCCATTGGTGGCAGACGCGATCATTGTGCCTAAGACGGCTAGACCAATAAGGAAACCACCACTAGCCGGTGTAGCGCCCGGCCCGCAGCCGCTCTCCCTATGCCGTCCTTCCCTCGGCGCCGACAACAGGCCTGGTGCCGACGATTGTGGCGTCGAGCGCCAACTGTTTTTGGTAGAGACGATTCGCCTTCTCGTTATCACCGTCCGCCTTGGCCTTGTCGATTTTCTTCTGAAGGTCGTCGATTTCGTTCTGCACGCCGTCGCGGTCTCCGTCTGTCATGACGTCACCAGCCCTTCCCTCTGCCATTTCGCGACCGTACTGTGCGAACACCCTCAGGAACGCCGGGTGGTCCAGAATGAACCGGCCGTCCTTGGTTTCGATATTGCGCACCTCGTCGATATCACCTCCGAACAGCTTTTTGGTGGCGGTATCAGCGAATTGCCTATTTATGTCGAACTCCTTGCCCGGCCACTCCTTTTTCAACGCCGCTTCGGTCTCGGCGGCATAGGCCTTGTCGGTGTCGATCTGCGCCTGTTGGATGCCGGCCGCGTACTCGTTCCATGCCGCGGCCAACCCCTTCGCCTGTTCGGCAGTGATGTCCTGGGCGTGGAAGGTCTCGCCGGCCCACGCCTGGAACGCCTTGTCGTTGTCGGTCAGCTCGTGGCCTTCCGGCACCGCGAACTCGTATCCGTCGGCCTTCCCGGGCACGCCGATCGCCTTGTGGTAGGCGGCGACGTCTTTCTCGCTCGCGTCCTTGCCCGGAATGCGGATCTGGCTGTCGCGCTTGCGTAGGTCCGCGATAATCTGAACGGCGGCGGTCGGCGAGGCGATGCGGTCCGCGACCTTGCGCAGATCGGCATCTTCGATCGAGTCGCGCCAGACGTCGGAGGTGGTTTCGGTTTCCTTGTCCTTGCCGTTCGACTTCGTCTCTTCGGTTTTCGTTTCCGTGGTTTCCTGGGAGGTCGTCTCTTCCGTGGTCTCGGTGTTTTCGGTGGTCTCTTCGGCCATGGGATTTGCCTCTATCAGTTCGGTCAGTTGATCAACGGTGACGTCGTCGCTCATTTCTGGACCTTCGTAAGCGCCGCCGCCTGCGTTTTCGCTTCCTTCATCGCCCGTCCGAGACGCTTTGGATCCTTCTTGATCTTTTCGGCGTCAACCATCGTGCGGACGTCCTGCTCGGCCTGGAATTGCTCTTCGTCGTGCTTAGACATGACTTACCTCGGCTTTTTGACGGGCTTCGGTTTGGGTTTGGGGCGTCCTCCAGCTCCTGGATGTCTAGCCATCACGGTTTCTCCTTCGTACTCGCCGGCCGCGCCTTGGGCTCGGCGTTCATTGCCACCATGAGTTTGATTCCGATGCTGCGCTCGCCATCGAGGAACATCGTCTCGTAGGGGTTGAAATTGGATTGCGGCGCCGACGCATGGCCAATATGAGACCAGACCAGAATCTCATAAAGCACCCGTTTCCCCTGCTCACTACCAAGGAACACGCGCCGAAAGTCGCGGTATCGGTCCATAGAATTCTTGTAACCCTTGCCTGGGTGCGAGGCCGCGAGTTCGGCAAAGAACGCCTCGGGGTCGGGGTTGCCGACGCGGTGGCGGCGGAAGGGCCAAAGCCTCATTACGACTTCGCCGTGGCCACAAGTGGCCGCGTCACGCTTTCAAGTGAAATGCCTTGCCGGAGAGCTATCAGCGCCCCGGCGGCGGCCAAGTACGTCGGAACCGCGATGCCCTGCCGTCTCTGTCTCTTATACACATC